CTACTCTACAATTACCCAGTCGTTCGCCAAACAATCTCTAATACTCGGAGCCCACATTGCGTGCGATCCATCCACTGTATTGATTTGTAAGTACGGTTCACATTTGAATAAATCCCCTTCTTTTAATCCCCACACCTCTGCCGTTTGCTTATTACATGGAATTCCCTGTGGGTATGCTTTCTGATAAACTACAAATAACCCTTTTCCATTCCAGCCTTCACGTGCTACTTTTACTCCTTTTTTCAGCAATTCTAATGCTACTCCGAAAGACATTTTTAGTTCTCCTCCAAGTATTGGACAATTATTGCCGTCTGCTGGAATCCATTCCTCCGAGAGAATGTTCTGCAACGTATATTCAACTCGTTGCGTTTCTCGGATATCTAATCTCTGATTGTCTTTCGTGTACATGATAATCGTCTGTTTCTCATCATCCCAGCACCAATATCCTCCCCATGATGGCAGTTTCATCGGGATTCCTTTCTTCATTTCTTCAAGTGCTTGTTTAAATTTCATTCCCATGTTCTTTTCCTCTCTTTCATTTTATGTGCGAGGACGATTACTCGCCCTCTGAAACCTCCGGGATACCTGCTACCGATGTAAGTACACTAACTACTCCTGCAAGCACAGCTGCCGAGCATACATATTTCCAGTCTACTTGTCCCATTGCAGCTGCTGCGCCGATTCCAGCAATACCAGCCTGTGCCATCGTTTTAACCGCACGGATTCCGGCAGCCTTTAACCATCTCTTTGTGTCTACACTTGTTTTTAATACGCTATTTTTAAACATATTCATCAACCTTTCTTTTTTAAATGTAATTCTTCGATTTCCTGTTTCATTTTTGTTACCATTCCATTCCCACCGAGTGCATGATACGCATTGTACATTTCACAGAAGTTCTCGTAAGCGTATGACGGGATTTCCCCCAATTTCATGTACTTGTCATGGTATTCGATAAGTTGCACCCGCAATAGCATCATCGTTCCTTGGCTATTCGCATCTCTGTCCTTTTTCTGATTTTTTAACAGCCATACAATATATCCCAAAAGAGGTGTAATTACTGCGATCGCAATATTTGCTACGATTCCCAATTCTTCTTCTCCTTTACTATTTTATGCCATAAAAATAAGACCCTTACGGTCTCGCTCTGATTTCCATATTTGTCACCTCTACTCGTCTTTATTGATCTGCACTAGGCACATTACAAACACACCAAATAGCGCCCCTGCGGCAAAAGTCAATACATATCCCATTTACGCCACCTACTCAGCAAGTTCGCCCATGCCGGAATCAATCAGAATTTCTTTCACTTGCTCTTTTAACAGTCTCGGTACGTCCTTAAACTCCTTTTTGCCTAACATAATTTGTTGTGCCCACAGCATTGCCATCATAAAATCATCCTTTCTGTTTAAAAATAAAATTAAATTTGTTATCATTTATACACCAGCTCCGACATCTCTAATATGCATGCAGTCAGCATTGTATTTTCTTCTTGCAGTGCCGCAACCTTTTCTTCCAGCGTTGGTTCTTGCTCAATCGGTTCATCAATTACAGGTTCGTCATATTCAACAATTTCTTGTCGTTGTGTTTGCACATCATATACAATCATTTCAGCCATTATTCATCATACCCCCCATATTTCGACGTAAGCACCATTAAACGGATAAACCTCTTCTGCAAATGGATGAATGGATTTTATATATCCATTTTCTTTTTCTGCGTTTGGATTCGCTTCCATCCCCATTCCAAATACCGTACGTGTGTACATTCTTCCAATCTTGTTTACATTGTTGTTTGAGTATGACGTTCCATCTAGGGACATTGCTACGATTGGAATCGTTGCGGTTACAATTCCTTTATCAAACATCATTCTACAGGCATAATGATAATGTGCAGGCGTTTGACCAGTACTAAAAAATGAGTACGTATTCGAACTTGTTCTCGTAGAATAAGTATTTCCGTAGTTCGTAGTAGCCTTTACTGCAAAATATCCTCCCGAACATATTCCGTTTGCGACAACATCTATTACTCTACTATTTATATTATCAAGTGTTATTTTTTTCATGCTGTACTCAAATGTAAAGTATTTTACATCTACTTCACTGTTTGTGGCGTTTGTAAACCGTAAGATGTCTCCATCTTTCTTGGACAAAACTTGAAAATTAAAATCGTCTATAACATGTGCGTATATATTACCTCTTCCCCACTGACCAGGATTGTTTTTAAAAATTTCAATCGGAATGTGCTTCGGCAAGCAACCTGCTAAGGGTTTTATATACAATGCGGTATTTTCTTTTAATCCATGCGGTTCACTTGTTGTAAATGTGCCTGTTTGTAAGTCCAAATTGGATAATTCCATCGAGCCATTCGCCTTGTGCGTATACCTAACAAGTAATTTCATTCTACCGTTTTGCACCTCTCCCGGTACGACATTTCCGTCTTTCCCAACAACAAGGGCTTTTCCAGCGTTCTCAGTCCCCTGTTGCTTATCCAACTTTGTTGCCATCTGCGTTGGGAAATCCTGTGGAATGGAATTAATAACCTCTTGCCCTTTGGCCTGTACCGCTTGTACTTGCTTCGCTCCCTCCGTTTGTACCGCTTTAACCGCATCGGTCTTGGTAGCATTTACAGCTTCTACTGCTTTTGTTTTAGCTGTATTTATAGACTGCTCCGCTTGCTGTACCGTACTTCCAAATTCTTGCACGGTCTGCTCCGCAGAGGATTTATCCTGTCGCACCTGTGTCGCTAGTCGTTCCACTTCCGACTTGTCTCCTGCGACTTCAAGAGCGTGTTGCTCTACTTCGTCTGCCATTGTCTCTGCACCTGCTTGTGCTTGCAAAGTTAATTCCTTTGCCCGCTCTGATTTTTGCTCGGATAACAGAGCATTTGTTGCGGCTGTCTGTGCCTGTTCTTTATACTCTTTTACAGTTTCGACCTGTTCTCCGATGCCGGATACAGATTCGACCATTTCTGCAATTGCCGTTCTATCTTCTCCGGTTTTAATTGCATCGGCTTTCGTTTGCTCTGCATATTCTCCGGCTTGTTTCTCTGCTGTCTCTGCACGATCAGCAGCGTTATTGACAGCCTTGATTGCTTCGCGGAAGATTTCTCCGTCCTCCGGCTTGTCAAACGCCTCCGGCTTTGGTCGCGCCTTAACCGGCATACAGATTTTGTATTCCGTCTGTCCGCTTGTGTCGTCCGTCAAATAAATAAAAGCAAAAATATCATAATTTCCTAAGGGTTCCTCATTTTCCAACATGGATTCCGGAATCACTACATCAGTCGCACCGTCTTTGGTAAATCCAACCCTCTTTTTAGCTTCTCCGCCGGATTCTTGCAGAGAGAAATGTATTTCTACGGCTTTTGGAAGATTTAAACCTTGTATACGCAATACTTGCCCGTAGTCCCACTGCCATAGACCAGTCACACTTTTATAGTTTTCATCTTTAAAATCTACGATTATCATCCTTGTTCCGCCTCCAAAATCTCTCTTACCTGTTCTCGGATTTTCTCAGGTACGTCTTCGATATTCTTTTCTTCTTTCCGGATTAAATCCGCATACACTTTCGCAATGTAGATCATTTCTGCACCCCCATTTCGTATAGTTCGCAGATGGCACCCTGCAGGTCTGTAATCTGCGTATTTGCATTTACTAAGGCTTCTTTTAACGCTGCGTTTTCCGTTTCAAGCTGTTTTATCCGTTCTTCCGAACTCTTTCCAACTTGATTAATAACTACACCATAAATTCCACCTGTGTACTCTTCCGTGCGGTAAAACTCCGTATAGCCCTCGTATTCGGCAATATTTTGTTCGCGTTCTGTGATGCGCATGATTTTTGTCTTTACCGGGTCTGCAAAGAGTTCCCGCAATTGCGCTGGCGCAACTTGTATAACCTTAATTTCTAATTTTTTGCCTGTCTCCTGTGCTGACTGAATTTGTATTTTTGTTGCATCTGCAAAAATTAATTCCATACTGTTCTCCTTTCTACTTCCATCGTCCAATTGCGTACCAGTCAAAATTATGTGTATCGGGTCTTTTGTTATCGGAATATAGAGCATACGCATACCCTTGGCTGTTTGAATGTTTAGATGCTACCATTATCTCGACAACTTTCCCGGACATATATTGTCCTTGCACAAACAGCATATAATTATCTGTACTTCCGGAAAAAGGTATTGGATAAGTCATTCTTCCAAAACCTTCCGTATACGAGTAGTTTGCTACTCCCCACTGCACTAGCTTTCCACTTGCGTACTTTTCGTAGTAGTTATACCTTCCGGTAGAGCCTATTTGCGTTTTGCCACTCTCGGTGACGTGGTCTTTAATATCAGACAAACTTTTATTTAGCGTAGACATATCAGATTTTAGTTTAAACATTTGCTCTACAGCAACGATACTTAATCCTTCGATTTTTACCCTGTAAAGAGGTAACTCTCTGATTTTTCCGTTGTTGTAAATATCGTCCTGCTTAAGCTCCGGATCTACCGCGGTAGACCCTGCAACTCCTTTTTTAACAGTGCAATGCATCTTATCAATTCCGCCTGTTCCGGTTGTTTCAAATACTGCCACAATAATGTCATTTCTTTTCTTTCCTGACTCTCCATTTTCAATTTCGCAGTCCTCGTATTCTCCATACGGTATTCTCGCAAAATGTCCACCTACAATCAGAACACCATCTGCAATTCTCACTTTGTTGTTGCTGAGTGTAGTTGCCTTACACTGCTGGCCGAGCGTGAATACTCCATCTCCCCCCACAATAGACTGGAAGATAGCAGCATCGTCTTCTGCGTAAATATGTGCTGTCTCTTCCGGCGGTGTATTTAACGTAAGTCCTTTAAATCCCATCTAATCATCTCCTTTTACTCTATATTCGATTTTCACAGTGTTTCCTTGTATATTCAGTATCTTTCCGATAATCGGCTTTTGTACGTATGTTTCTGTCACGGTGTCGTAACCAGCGATAATGTCTCCAATTTCGTAGTCTCCATCGTCTACTGCAAGATTGCATTTTTTGTAGTTCTGCAGTTCTTTTAATCGGCTTGTTCCATCTTTTTCCAGTTGTGCTAGATCTGCACTTGAAAAATCATAAACCGCTGCACGCTCCGCCAAGCCTTTATAAAACTGCGTCTTGCCAATACTACCATCTTCTTGCACGTAAAGATGTAATACCACACGTTCTTCGTTTTGTCCCTCGCCGGCACAAACCAAATGATTTATTCCGCCCCTGTAATCTTCTATTGTAAGAGATATCTGTTCGGATTCCTGCGAATACTCTAGTTCTTCTGAAAAGTCCGTAATCGGAACAGCTTGAAGGCTTACATATCCGTAATCAAGTCCATCAGGCTCTATATAAGATATCTGTAAACGATGCTTATAAGCTGTCAGTAGCTTTGTAATTGCATCATATAACGTCACATACCTATCCACTTGCCAATCCTTAACCGCTACATCAGTAGAGATTTCCGGAACAAAAAAAAGACCATCGAATCGATCCTTTATCAATTCTCTCAATATACTATTTAATTCTCCATTCAGCACAAGGTGGTCTTTCCCAGTCGGTGGCTCTACGACTTTTCGCATCAACAATCCTCGCCATGTCAATCCACTAAAAGTCAGCTCGTATCCATCGGACTGTATATCATCGATGATTCCGCCATACTCCGTGTCGGGTATAAAAATACGATTTTCATACCAATACTTTCTCTTTGTCCATTCGGAAACTGGCAACTGGAATTGGAAGTCATTCGTATCACCTAAATCAACATCAATCTCACGCACCTCGCTCATGTAGTCAATTTCCTCTCCAAAGGGAGTAGCTGCAATAAATTTTAATTCTGACACTTTGGTTCGCTCCTCTCTTCGTAGATCAGCAAGTCAAAATCAAACGTTCCTGGCCATACGATTTCCTGTCTTCCTGGAGGGACTTTTTTAAAAATACTCTTCTTTTTTGCACGGTTATGAAAAACACTTTCACGCTCTCCATTCGCCACTACTTTTACTACTGTTTCCTTCATGCTGTTAATTTCAAGATATTCTCCTTTTTCCAGCATGATATTTACGAGATACGGATATCCGCCGATGCCGACCTGTGGATTAACAACCATCGTATGGTACATTATCCAATCCATTATAATGGGATTTCCCCAACTGCAACCCGATACGGTCTCCAGCACTTAGGTACTGAGGCACAAATTCTATTACTCTAGGGCTTCCTACAATACCTTCAACTTTTGCTTCGATTTCTTCTAACGCGTCAATTGTACCATCCTTGTTTACAGTTATATTGTAAGGCGTGCCGTTTATATTCAAAATTCCTTCTCGCGTTCCATCGGTAGCCTCTGTCACCTCTTCTAATGCATATTTAATTCCCGTCGCGGAATCAATTACCATATTGGAAGTTTCATCATACTTTATGTGCGAGCCAGCAACGAGCTGAAATGCAGCATCTTCTTTTTGTGCCATTTTCTCCGCACTCTCGCCTATTTCTTTCCACGCTGAACCGGTTTTGTACGACAGATTACTGTGCATAGCAACTATGTCCCCTGTTTTTTCATCCACCTTTATTGCAACCTGTTCATAACGTCCTGCGACTGTGTTGTACATATAGTAACATCCACTCTTTGTAATACTTCCTATTCCGTCATAAGCTACCTTCATTTCATCAAGTATTTTTTTATTCTCAATCTCTTGGTTCGTCAAAATCTTTCCGTTGTATTTATTAATCACGCCTTCTAGATTTTTATTGCTATCCAACGCCATGTTGTAATACTTCTCATACTTGCCCTGTTCTGTCTGAATTGCCTTTTCTTTTGATGCTTCCAAATTGTCAATCTGCTTCTGATACATTTGCTTTTCTGTCTCATCAGCCGTTTCCATATAAAGCTTCAGTTGACTAATCCCATCATCATATTTTTCTTTAATGAGTTTTATCTCCTCATCGCGCTCTTTTGCTTTCTTTTTAAGCAGCTCACTCGCTTGATCAGCATTCATCGTAGCTATTTGATTTTGGAAATCTTTCTCAGCAGCAAGTAATTCCTCTTTTGTTTCCGCATTCGTCTGTAATTGTATTTGCGCTACCTTTTCGTAATGCTGCGACAATTCCTGTATTTGTGCCTCTGTCAACTGATTATTTTGTTCAGTTGCAGCTTGCTTGATTGCATTGATTGCATTCAAGTGTTCCTGTACCGCCTGCTGTTGTGCATCGTAGGATTCGCTCAAAGTATTCAATACCTGCTGTTCTGATTCATCAATCACACCGTCTTCTGCGATGAATAGCTCACGTAAATTTTTCTGTGCTTCATCTTTTTTAGACTGAATAACTGTGATTGTTTCATTACACATGCTTTCAACACGAGAAATCAACTCATTCGATTCCTCTGCTGATACGACTCCATCGAGAGAGATTCCAGTCAGATAAGTATTAAAATCTACCATTTTCTCTCTTGCTTTATCCATATTATTCACAAACTCTTCTGACAAAGTATCTCCATAGTCCTTTGTAACAAGGTTTAATTTTTCCAGCTCTTCCTTGGTCTTTACTTCTGTGCCATTTAATTTTGCAAGCATTTCTTCCATCAAAGACAAATCTTCTTTTGCATCTGTCACAGAACGATTCATAAGCTGACTGTTTTCATGTATCGCATAGATACCTGTGCCGACCACTGCTGCACCTGCCGCAACCGGAGCAAGTGTACCAAGCAATCCGACCATACTTCCGGTCAAACCTGCGTGCCCTATTACCGCACTCGCCCCCTTGGCTGCAGTTGCAGCTGCTGTCTGTGCCGTTCCAAATGTCTTTAATCCTTTTGACACCCACCCGACTGCACTGGCTAATTTTGTAAAAGTGGTCACTCCTCCACCAACTACTTTTAAAGCTGGTCCGGTTGCCGCTAAAACCATTCCCCACTTGATAATATTATCCTGTTGCTCATCTGACAAATTCGAAAATGCATCCGCCACGTCTCCTACAATATCTGCAGTTTTCTCGATCGCAGGAACAAACATCGCTCCAAGTCGTACTCCTTCATTGCGAAGTTCATTCAACGCTCCCTTAAGCTGTTCGGCCGGAGTTGCATCTATTTTTTCAAATGCCTTCTGTGTTGCTCCAACACTATTTCCCATAGCCGAAAGCATATCATTGTATTCCTGTCCGCTTCCTTTCGCAAGGACAAGAGCAGCGGAGCCGGCTTCTACAGAACCAAACATATCTTTTAATGTCTTATCATTTTCTGCAGCGTACTGAGTTAGCATACTTAAGATTTCGGAAGTCGAAGTTCCTTCTTTTTTTAAATCTGCAAAGCCTTTTCCTGTCAATTCTCTCAAAGCTAAATCTGTAGCAGTGCCTGATTTTCCTAACTCAGATAGCATAGCTTTTAAGTATGTTCCTGATTCTGCTGTTGCAATACCATTTTTTGTTAGTTGCGCGTAAGATGCAGACAGTTCTGTAATATCAAAATTTACAGATGCTGCAACAGGGATTACAGCTCCCATACTTGATGCAAGCTCATCCACTGTTGTCTTACCCAAATTTTGCGTCGTGATAAGCAAATTGGAAATCCTTGTCGCATCCTCAGTTTTTAGATTGTAACCGTTTATAGCTGTCGTGAGAACGTCTACCGACTTCGCGCCATCTGTAAAACCACCCTTTGCAAGTTTAATCGCTTCTGTTGTAAATCCGATTGCTTTTGTTTGATCAACGCCGGCAGAAATGGATTGATACACTGCTTCTGAAAACTCATCTACAGCGACCTTTGATTCACTGCTTGCATCTAAAAGCTGTTCTTTATATTGACCAAAATCTACTACATTATCATCTAGCAGGGTGCTTACTTTTGCAAAACTACTTTCGAAGTCTACAGCCATTTTTGTAGTTGCTGTTCCAGCCCCTATGAGCGGAAGTGTAAGTCCTTTCGTTAAAAGACTGCCTGTTTTCGATAGAGACTCTCCGATTTTCGTTGTAGTTTCTAATTCTTTGCTTATCTTTCGCGCTTCACTTGAACCGATTGCACCTGCTTTCTCCATATCAGACTTGAAATTTGAGATATCCACTTTAATTTCTGTCATCAATGGTGCTAGCTTCAACATTCCCTTTCCCATAGTTTCACCTGCTTTCAAATCTTCTAATTGCGGTTTCGTCCGCTCCTGTCTGCTGTAACCTCCATAAATCTTTCAAAATTTCTCTACCTTGCTCTGTCTTCTGATACATCGCAACCCAGCTTTCCTTTCGCAAGAGCAAAAAATAAGAATAAGGGAGCTTAAGAACTTCGTTGAAATTTAGTCCCGTATACTCACTTATTCTCTTTATTGCTCCTGTTCTAATATGATATCCTTTTTCCCAATCCTCTACCGGAAAATATTTTTCACAAATCGCCTGTCCTATTTTTCCGTCTGGGATTGGGATTTTAAGTTTGGGTCTGTTTCCGCTTTTAATCGCAATATTGCAATTTCCGCAATTAGTCTAACCAAAGCTTCATATGGGAGTTTCTTTAACTCTTCCTTGCCAAATTCCTTTCCCTGTTTGTTATGATTTAACAATAATTCAGCAGTCTGCAATTGTTTTTCGTACTTGTTTTCTTGCGTCATATCTGCTTCAATACGAGCTGTTTTCATAAGCATTTCAAGCGTTGGTTCCAAAACATCATATTCTTCTCCAAAGACTTTTATTTTCAAAGAGTTATTAATGTATTTGTCTAAGTCTAACATTACTTACTCTCCTCCTCTTCTTCTGCTTTTTTTCTCACAGATGTTTTTGCAATAGCTGCCGCTTCCTCATCCGTCATTTCTTCTTCAAAACTTGCTAAGAATTTGTCGATTTTTTTAACTGCTGTTAATTCTGCATCAACTGTAACCTCTTTGTTTTCCCATGCAATTGCAAATCCAGATCCACCTTGTCCAATCATGGTAAAGCGGATTTTCTTTCCATTTTCCTTTGTATGGACTGCACGCAATAAAACAGTGCGTAGCGCTTTCCCCTCGCCTGTAAACACAAGTTTGCGAATTTTTTTCTCTTTATCCTCTGACAACACGGCTGTAGAAAATAATGCAAGATTTTTCAGATTCCAGGACAAAATACCTGTCTTGGCAGATACTTCCTCTTCTGTTACGGCTGACTTCACAATCTGACCGTACTGATTCTTCACATCGTATTTCGTAGGTTTGTAATTCACTGTAAAGCCGCCTGAGCAATGCCCTACATTATTTTCCAGTGTTTCAATTGTATTACGTTCCGGGAGCTCTGTTCCTGTAAATTCATACATATACACATCGCATGCCCCGAGTAAAATTTCATCTTTGTTTTTCATGTAAATCCCTCCATTTTATTAAAAAATACAGGATGTCCTCAAACATTTGACACCCATCATTAAACAAAATGCCTCCTCCGGATAATTCGGAATGAAAACGAATCGCACCTGTATTTACAAATGGCTCATCTTCCTCCATATCAAGCAAATCAAGAAGTTTCGTTTCGTATTCCGCGCAGACATCATAATCTGAGTGGATTACTTTTAATTCCAACTGACTTTCTTTTAAGTGCCCTCCCGACAGAGGCGTAACTGTATAAACAACACTGATGTTTTTTAGATCCATCGTAAAAACCGGATAAATCTTTCCTTTCAAATCCGGAATATGCACCTCTATAAATTTTTTGATAGCTGTTTTCATCCTTAGCCTCCTAAAATTCTTTCAATTCTATCCCGGTTAAATAATTGCGCATGCAAAAGAAATGGCTGTGCTCTTTGCCCCACCGTGTGATAATACCCTCTTCGTCTGCCGCTCTTGATCTGATATATCCAAGGGGTTTTTCTTCCGTTTCCATCCTTCGCATAGATTCCGGTTCCATTGTGAACGTAAGGAGCGTATTCTTCGTTCCCAATACGTCCAACAATTTCAGTCTCTGTTACTTCTGTTTCACTCGTGATTGATGCCCGCAATACACCTTCGTCTACTGGACAATCCATTTTAGCTTGGTTCTCAACAAGCAGGCATGCTTTTTCCACCCGCTTTTCCGTATCAAGCATAATAGAGATTGTTGCATCTTCCAAGCTTCTAATAAATTCCTCATTATCAGACATCATTCTACCACCTTCAAAAGCAAACTCGTAAGTCTTCCCTCTGTATTGCAGCTTGTAATTTCGTATACAACATCATCTCTTACAAGTCTGTATTCATCTGCTCTTATTTTTTTACAATGAGTTAACCCAGAATGAGTAGATTGTAGATATTTTTCCGATGCTGTCACTCGCATGTCATTTTTTTTGTAAACAGCTACTTGTATTTTCCTAATGTTCTTCCACATCGGCTTCCCCGCACCCGATTCTGTTTGAGCAGGGATGTTTTGTTGTAATGTGTACTCTTTCATGTCTCTGTTAATAGACATTGCATCACCTCGGCAATCTTCTGTGTCTTCGGATAATACGTTTTGCCCTATCCGGCAATTCATCCGTGTAAGTTGTGCTACCCCCGGAACTCTGTGATTCAGATACGATACCTTCTGTGCCATCACGGTTATATCGTATCAATACCAACTCTTTCACAACAGAACTGCATTCCTGTGGGATCTCCTCATCTGCTTTATAATTAAGCATTGCTCGTAACTCATCCATGCTATCTTGTATCATGTCCCGCAGCAATAACTCGTCCGTTATTCCTTTTCTAAGTAATAAACTTTCCAAAATCTGTTCTTCCATCTTAATCACCATCACAAAAGAGGGAATAAATCCCTCTTAATTAACCCGCTACTTCTTTTGTGTTCACCGGGGTTTTTGTGTCGTTTATAATTTTCACGTTAATTGGTTCAACATCTGCTGCTGTTCCAACTTCGAAGTACAATGCTGCGCTTGCATCATCACGGAGTACCTTATCACCATAAACACAAAGACCGCGGATACCGTCTGCGAATTTACTCTGTAAACGCATCGCTTCCATCTCGTTGATCTGCTTCGCCGCACCAATTGCGGATTTGTGATTCGCAATCACGACATTGGCTGGAAGCTCTTCCGAACACATCACCTGCATTCCGTTAATTGTCTGCCCTTCTACCACACCATTTTCCAGCACCCTCGGGTTATCCGTAAATCTCTTATCTTTCGATAACAGTCCGAGATAATCTGCATTTACTGTTACAAAACGGTTAACTTTAGGAACCTTCTTCTTTGAAAGCATCGTTCCTAAATCGACGATATAATCATACGCATTCGCTGGAGTTACTTTCTTTTTCGAAGAAGAGCTACCAATTAAAAGTTTTGTGCCTGCTAAAAGTACAGCAAAGAAATCTTTGTCATAAGTTTCAGCTAATACCGCGGAATGTTCTTTGGTTGTGGCTGTCATTACATCAGCCTTAAGCTGCACTTTGTCCACATCATCTAAAGCAAACGCGAAATATTTTTTCTTGTCAAAAGTCATTTCGACCGGAGTTGTGTCGATTTCATCCCAATCAACAGAACCTTCGTAATCTTTCAGTGTTCCACCTGCGATACGGTTAAAAATAACCTTACTTCCTTTAATTTCTGCTGGTTGTGTTGCTAATACATCCGCAATTGATACGGAATGGAAGTTCGCAAGAAGAGCGCCTTCCCATAATGTTGGTTTAAAATTGTCTACTGCCATATTTTTTCATCCTCTCTTTTTTATTGTTTTGCCATCGCTTCAAACTGTGCCGCAACCTCTTCTGCGGTCATGTTATCCGCATTGTTGACAAGCGTATCAAATGTAGTAATTGCTGGCTTTCCATCCGGGTTTGACGGAGTTTTTCCTGATACCGCTGGGCCAAATAGATCCTTATAACTTTCCTTCAGGCCTTTTACTTGCTCATCCAATCCTGATACTGTACCATCATCTGATACAATCAGTTTATCACGGTCGAACTTTCCAGCAAGAAGTTCTGCATGTTTCGCGTTGTTTGCTGATAAAACCTTGTTTATTGCAGCATCAATACGCATTCCTTTAATCTCTTTCTCGTGGTCAGCTTTCAACTGTTTAATCGTTCCTTCATGTGCTTTGATCGTCTTCTGAAGTTCTTCATTATCGGCGTTGTTCTTTTTCAAATCACCGATTGTTGTGTTTGCCGTTTCAAGCTCTTTCACTTTCCCGTTGTACTGTTCTTTTGGGATGATATGCTTCGGCGCTTCTTCATTGATTTTTTTCATTGTCGCCTCAACATCCAGCTTTCCGTCATCTCCGTACACTGCATTTGATAAAATTTTCTGTAACCATTCCATTTTCTTTACCTCCATAGATTTTTATACCGGCTCTCCCGGTACTGGGATGTATCGTTGTTCTTTATACCCTGCAACCTTTAAAAAAGGGTATAAAAAGAACACCTACCATTTCTGATAGATGCTCCTGTTTCCCTCTCCTGCTAATTACTTACTCATCTTCCCAAAATTCATCATCTAACTCTTCGGAATCTTCATCAAGAATAATCTCTATATCTTCCGGTAACAATTCAATATCTAGGTCATCTGGCATTTCGCTGATTTTTACTTTTTTACTCTTCAATATTTTCTTCATATAATTCGAATCCATAATCAATCCCATACCTTTCCGCAAATGTCTTATTCACTTCATCCTTGAACATTACATGTCTTTCGACTTTTGTGATTTTACCCTCATTATACATTTTTTGATATTTTTTCCGCAAGTCCTTTTTTATCTGCTCATATATCTCTTTCATTTTTTCTGATGATTTTATTTCCTCGGGCCATTCTTTTGGTTTTCTGATGTAGTACGAACCATTTATTGTTGATACTCGTAGTTCAGAAATCGGCATTCTCTTTAAAAATTTCAAATCGGTAAACGAAAATGAACCTGCAGAAGGGTGATTATGTGTTACAACCGCATTCTTCAATTTGAAATAGTCTAGTGGAGAAATGCTTACGCTGTCCACTTTTCCTCGTTTTGAAGACAGAAATTTCCCTTTTGAATCATATATTTCCATTGTTTCATAGTCTCTTTCACTTATTGTCTGTTCTGATTTTAACAATTCTTTCTTTGCTTCTTTGGACCATTTATCAGTGGAATCTTCCAGCCTTCCTTCGTTCCTTTTCTGTTTTTCAATTTCCTTGTAGTCTGTAACCGGAAGCACTGTACATCTGCAGTTTGCATGCAATGGAATATGAGGACATCTATCAATTGGATATATTTTACCATGATAACCGCCACACGTGTCACAGGTCCTTTCATCAACCGCCGCCCAAACTTGAACATATTCCACACCAGCATCTTTGTACCGGTACAAGGCTGCATCATTTAGGTAGTGCATACTCTCAGTACGAACAAGTCTGTGACACTCATTAAACCCTTGTCCCATGCGATTATGCAGCATAACGGCTATTTCTGTAACAGTTTTCCCTTGCTGCAATCCAATAAGCAATAGATCATTCAAACTCACTGCGAGCTTCTTCTGATTCTTCCATAAGCGTCCTGAAAAGGTATCGCCTCTCCACGGAGTATTTAGCAATTTCTCCATCAGTTTCTTGTTTGGTATTGCGAAATCCACCGTTCCCATGTTTTCAGCCGTATTCCTATATACCTGGCGAAATCCTTCTTCCATATTTTTCTTGGTAGATTCCTCTGCAGCGTTTCCAAGCTCTTCTATAATTTTTTCAAACTTTCGGTTTAACTCCGCTAGTCTGTTCTGCTTATGCATTTCAGATAGAGAAAGAACTCCATCTTTACTGTGCTTTTCTGCCAGTCGATAGAGTTCGTCTTTCACATTTTCGCTTGCATCTATGTAAAATTCCAATAAAGCTCTATTCTTTTCTTCCAAGGAATTATATATCTTCCACGTTTCCGATGCTATTCGTTTTTCCCAGTATTCACTATTCTTCGTCATTTCCATCATCCTTTATTTGAGGCACTGCGTCCCATTCAGGTGCCGATGCTTCTCTTTGCTCTTCAAGCGCTTTCATTTCTTCTTCTACGTTCGTCACAAATGGATGATGCGCAATAATTGTCTTATCCGATATCACATTCTTGGAATTATTGCAATTCTGAACCTGTTCAGATTCGTTTACAGTCATATCTCTATTAAACACAAGCTCAATCCCTATGTTTTCAAAACTTCCTTGCCCGGTAAGCTGTAGATATACATCCACAAAATACATAAGCATCTCAAAACCATTTTTAAATTCTGCCTCTAAAAGATTGCATTTTAAATCCAATCCCGAATACATGAATTTTAAAGCTACGCCCGACGGAGCAGAACCAAACTTGTCCAAGTCCTTATTAACTGATTGCCCACTCTCCACAATATCGCGATTTAATTGTTCATAATGTTCTCTGAGCGCTGTGATGTCCATCTGTGGAGTAATCGTATCTACACCACCATCTTCCGGGTCGTCAATTGGTATTGCTCTGTCTTCGTTTATAGATTTCATAAATTCCGACAAATCTTGCCCTCCATAGCCCTTTAAAACAAATATTAAATTTTTAACTTCTTCCACGTAGTTTGCGGCTTCGCTTCTTCCTATGTCATACCCATCTATAAGGCTCTTTACAAATTTAATATCCGGCAATTCGATCTGATTGTTTTTAAATGGTATAAACGGTACTTTCCCCCATACCTTCCACTCATTTCCTTGTTTGTAATGCGCAATCGGTCCGCCCGCATCTTCACTCTTCTCATAGTCATAGATCAATAGACTTCCTTCGAGCCTGTAATAAGCAACGCTGTCAGCTTTCCAAACTTCTACATTCTGAACAACTTTTTCTTGGTTATACTGCCATACAGTTGTGTCGTAAACACGAATCATTGCTTCTAGTTCCGTATGGCTCCTATCTTTCCAATAAGGGATACATTGCTCAGATGGAATCAGCATGGTTTTAAAATCGCCATTCTCATCTACATATACTTGCAGCCATCCGACACCTTTGTTCGATGCTTCGTACCCTAACTGCGTAAGTTGGTACTGAAATCTCTTTCCGAGAACATCCTTAACTTTTTTTGAGTATATTTCTTCATTCTCTCCAGTTTCCGTTTTGAATGTTACTGGCTTTGTTAGCAGATAAGCCACTTTCTCATCAACCTGTGTCTTATATTTCCCATGAGCTAGCTTATTATTCGCTTTCCATGTCTCCTCCTCTTCATGTCCGTTCACTTTCTTAGTGATTTTTCTATCCATGATAGCATTGTCAACTTGATAGTACCGCTCACCCTCCATCATAAGTTTTCGTTTTTTAGATGACATGAAATTTTCAATCAAATATATGACTCTGCCATCTGTCAGCGTATTGCTTTCTGTTACCGCTGCCATTCCAGCTTTCACTCCCTTTCTGATTCGATTAAATATCTCTTTTACTTTCATGTGTTCAGCTCCTTAACCTTAAAAAGTTCTAAGTCCACCTTTTTCCATATTTTCTGCAACACCTGTGGTCGCATCCGGCGCATCGTCATGTTCGTTCTTTCCTTCCCTTTGATATTTCACCATTGCATCATGGTACTCTGGCCAACGGTCTTTCCAATTTTTCGGATAATACACATGCTCCATCACCCATGTTGCATTGGATAAAATTCTTGCAATCTTATTTTCTGATTGGTGAAACCATTTTACATGAGTTCTATTGCTGTGATGCTTCTCTTCTAAAATTCTTCTTACTGCTCTTGCGAATCCCTTACCACCGTTGTTAGACTCTATCCTCGCCTTATTTACCCCGTACTCGTATAACATTTTTGCAACTGCAGGCTCTGTTTCTTCCATTGGTTTCTGAGTGTAAATAATCTCCAGTATGTATGCTTCTTTGTTGTAAACGCCATAAGTAATGCTACAAAGATAATCCGCCCCTTCATCAGCTGTATCCGTGTAATTCCGAATAGAAGTAAATAACACATGCCCTTTATCATCACGAGGAACATCATCATAGGTTTTAAATGATGAATACAGTTTTCCTTTTAAATCAATCGGCTCTTGCTGATAATTCGCTAAAGCAATATCTTTTCCCATTGCCTTTATCTTTGCTTCATAGGATTTTCTCGACAACACTTCCTCGCACAGCATCGTTCCATCTTCTTGCAAAGCCTTCATGCATACATGCCGAATCTTTGTTCCTTGACTTCCGAAAAAATCTAACGCTTTTCCTGCTAAATCATTCGTTGCCCATCTCGTCATAATGATGATGATTTTTCCTCCCTCCTCAAGACGTGATAGCATTGTATTGGTAAACCATTCCCAGTGACCTTCCTTCACTGTCTCGTTATACGCTTCCTTCGAACTCTTGATTAAATCATCAATAATCAGGATATCTGCACCGAATCCAGTAGCAGTACCAGTCGGAGAGGTTGCAAGGTAATTATTATACCCACCATCCAAACTCCACAAATTCATTGCTCCGTCTCCGAGTTTTATTTTTACTCCTGGAAACACGTCAGAGAAAATAATTTTATTCTCATCTGCCTTTTCTTCTTGGATGCTGTTTCTGACGTTTTTTGAGAACATTGTTGATAGTGTCTCGTTATAGGATCCCGTCATAACTTTCTTCGTCCTGTCTTTTCCAAGAATCCACTCAACTAAATTTCCGGCAGTTCTACTTTTCCCGTGCCTCGGAGGCTCATTCACAATCATTACTTCTTCATCGGACTCAAGGAATGTTTGAAACTCATTGCAAAGATGTACAAGATATTCTCTTTCCGGCTTATAAAAGTCAGGAGCTTTCAAATTACAATAAAAAAAGAACTCGCGCCTTGCAAGCTCTATCTTAGCACCTTGTATGATCTGCTGCTTTCTATCCATCACGTACCAGCTTCTTTAACTCTTCTGTTGTTAAATCTGCAAAAGGGTTGTTCGTGTTAAGTTCCCCAGCAAGACCAACGTCTTTCTTGTCCCTCCATACATACGGCTTTCTATTCTTCAACCAAAATATTTGTGCTGTTGTGTCTGGTACTACTTCTTTGGTCACTCTCTTAGTTTCAACACCATCTTCAATTGTCACTTCGTCATACTTGTATCCAAGTGCTCTCTTAAGCAAAGCGTTTTCCACTTGGCGGTCAACTACTTCTTTTCCCTTTTTTAGGGCGTTAGAAATGTTAGGATGTCTCTTGCACCAATCATACAATGTTTCTCGGCGAACACCAATGTTCTCCGCAATCTGCTCATCTGTCAGACCATCCCTCGCCCATCCTTCAAGCTTTAGCAAGCCTTCCGGCTCTAGCCATTCTTGATATTTTCCTTTCGCCATCCGGCTCACCACCTTCCAATCTATCAACTTTTTCTATCTCTGGATACAACAGGAATCGAACCTGTGGCATATTCACTACGAATGAAGTGCTCTACCACTGAGCTATGTATCCATATTTGGGTATTAGAAAAGACGCCCTAATGGACGTCTTAACTTAATTTTCATATTGTTTTTTTATATATTCCATAATTTCGTCTTTATTTTTCAACTCCGAATTCTGAACAAAAGATAATAAATTTCCCTTTATATCTTCTAAACTGAATCCATAGATATTCATTAATGTCGTAAATATAAAATCTATTTTTATTTCATTTACAACATTATAAATGGTTTTATCCTTATTAATAATTTCCGCATAAATCTTTTTGATTTTATATAAATCTATGCAATTTTTTATCAATGCTACCGTATAAAATATTATAAAAACTACATGGTAAATTTCAATAGTAGTTATAACCCAAAAAGCCACCTCATTTACTAAAAACCTATTACTAGAAAAAGTCATATATATTAATATTATCCCTGTACATTGCACTGCAATATTTATAGCAAGAAAAATATAACTTGATAAAATATATTCTATTGTTCCAGTTCCATTAATTTCATCTATTTTTTTAATCTCGTTATTACTAAATAAACTAACAATAATGGCAACCCCGCTTAATGAAAATCCCAACATTCCAAACATGGCTCCCAAAATACAAAGCATTAAATCTGGTAAGGTATTTTCAAAAGTTTCAAAATCCGTATACAACTTTAACCAACAGAAGTACATAATAAAAATTATTGTAATAAGGATTGATACTTTAACTTCCCACTCTCTTATATCAATCAAATCATAAATTCTATTTCTCTTTTTCACACCCATCATTCCTTTTCATTTTCTGAAATACTTGTGGCTATCCTTCTTTTTATTATTTCTTCACATGCAGATTTAAATTCTACTATTCGATTAATACTTTTCTTGACTGGTGCTTTGTCTGCTGTACTATGTACAACTCCATCTCTTCCAACAGCCTCTACCTTTACATATCCATTTTGAGTTGCAATTCTTGATGAAATACTTTTCTGCAAATTATCTACAGACGCGATTTGTTCTTGTATAATTTGAGCATTTATATTTAATCCCAATTTATTTGATGAAGTTAAAATAACACTTTTTGTCGACAAATTTGCATCTTCGAACTCTTGCAACTGTCCCTTTCCATTTTTTTCAATAGATTTTAAAATACTCTCATTAGGATTAGCCGGTTGAAAAGAGAATGTTAATTTTTGAATACTTTTAATCTTGCGTAACTCATCTTCTATTTCGGAAATGTTCAAACCATTTACATATCTATTCACTGAAAACTCATAATCATATCCCTTTTCTGTCACGCACTTATTAATTAATTTTGCAAAAATATCTAAAAATTTTTTGTGACCAAATCTCTTTGTGGTATTATATCCAACAATTTCATTAAAAACATCAAAATAAAATGTGATTCCATCCGTATTGGAAACCGCTTTAGTCTCCAGCTCATTAGTTGCAGAATTAAGCTCCTTATAATACAATTTTGATTTTTTATAAAGTGTTCCATACAAATATGTATCTGTTTTTTCTTTTAAACTCACGTGATAATCTATAACATCACTATAAACTTCTCCATCATTTCCGATATAGGAATATTCCTCTTGCAATTCTAATCCATCATAAAAACTGATCAACGTATTTATTAGCAAATCTCGTATATTAATCTTACCAGAATACACATCATAAATATGCTCAGATTTCAAATTCACTTTACCAAAATACACCGTAATTCCCATACTATTTCCTCCACACACTTACATAAACAAAACCCTATAAACATAATACAAGATTTTTCGATATCATTCAACATGGTTTGACATTTATTTCACATATGAAGTAAATTCATTATAGAACATTTGTTCTATTTTGTCTATTGACAAAATCCACAAAAAAGACACCTCACAATCTCTGCAAGGCGTCTCTCTCAATGTATGTGTGTTTTGGGAAGAAAAGTCAAAAGTTAATTATAACTTTTCTACAATAATTATAGCACACTATTTTTGTGCTTTGTGTGCGTTTTTCAAATAATCGCTTACTTTCCGAGATATTCTACTCCTATCAATACATACTATATCCGCAACCTCTCTCTGCTTCTTCCCATCCACGTACAGCAATTCAAAAATCTCCTTAATCTCCACATCCTCTATCCCGTCAAGAAACTCTTCCACCTCTTGAATCTCTGCTACTACCTGCAGGCGTTCCGCTTCTTTTTTCCTGATCTGCTTGTTTATTCGCTCCTGCTCATCCGGATCAGGTATCATCACAGATGTCCTAACTTCCGTATAGGGAAAATCTTTACTTGACCCACGAACCTTTCCCATCACTTCTCCTGCCGGCTCAGTCTCACAGAGTTCTGATATCCTCGCATCAATTCTTTTAAGTCTTGCTTTGTTCGGTATATACTTTTTTAGTTTTAACTTGTCCACCGGCACCACCTCCCTTATGTATTTTCCTGATGTAATCCATTACCTCGATACTCTGATATGCTTCGTGCTGCATGTGCCACTTTGCAGTTTCACTCGGTCCTCGCTTTATAATATCATCAAAGGTATTTTCTTCGTCCAGCTTTGCTTGTTTCCGTGTTCTTCCATAGCTCAAATTATCACTTCCCTTCAAATTTTATATTTTTTTAAAAATAGCGTTAGTTTCCCTCGACTTATGTGTATATATAGTAGAGGAGAAAATAAGTTTGAGGTCGGAGCAACGGCACTTAAGACCGTGCTCCGCTGTCCTCTATAAAAAGTCCTCTATGCTCATCTGACCTGGTATGTTTTCATCTTCCATCCACCAAAGGAACACTTCTTCTCCAGACTTCCATTTGTATTCTTTCCCTCGTCTTTTACGTTCTTCTAACATTCTGTCAAATGCGTGGATATACAGTTTCTTGTATTCCGGAAAATCCGCAAATTCCTTGTAACGTTTCTTGCTTGCCATTGGGCAACCAATACATCCAACTCGATCATATCCACGTTTGTACAAATCGCATACTTCTATATGTTCTGATTCTATGTACTGCCAAATATCTGAATGCGTCCAGTCGATTATAGGATTTACTACCATCTTATTTTTTTGCATACATAATTCCGTCATTCTTCTCCGCTTGTCATTATCATTCATTAGCATCAACGATGAAAAAGGTTCTTTATCAGATTTTGTACGCCCAATTTTCTCAAATTCTGTTCTTGTCGCCCTTTGAGTCGATTCATCCCACCTTACTCCCGTTGCTATATATCTATTTGCGCACCCCGTCTCTTTCAAGACAGAGCAGCAGTATCTCACCATTCTTGTAGGTGGCATAAGTTTTTGTGGGATTAATCTCCACATACTTGTTGGTTTTCCTTTGTATGTCGGCATTTCGATTTCGCATTTAATTCCTTGTAATTCCAATTTTTTTAATACTTCTCTGATATGGTATACTGTCTGTGGCGCATCTGCCGTAGTATGGCTGTTATGTACCTCAAACGGGATTCCGGATCTCTTAAATAACTCAAGTATTACATCCGAATCTTTCCCACCGGAATATGTACAGATAAGAGGCTTTCCGTAATGATGCAAACTCATTTCAGATGCCATCTTGATTCGTTCTATCGATTTTTGCTCTTTATCCATTTTTTTCTAAAGGAATCCGACATGTCTTTCCCGGCCGGGGATTCGGTCTCCTTTCTAAAATTTTCTACTCTACTGTCATAAATCTGCTCATAATATGTTCCTTGCCTGATGCCGCTATATCTTTCTTAGGCTTGTACGGTTCAGGAAGTGGTCGCCATGCAATGACATTATAAACATTTCCGTTATCATCAAACCAAGCCCCATCCCAGCTATATTTTAATGTCGTAGCTTTTTCTGCTCCTTTAATTGTCACATTGAATTCAGGACAATGCGCATCTTCCAATTCCTTTGGAGCTTCCGGCAAATCCTCTTCTACCGGAATCCAACCATCATGCTCTTCATCGTCCATGTGAGAACGGATGATTTCTGCAATTATATCAAGTTCTTCTAAAGCTCCTTTATTCCTACATGCATCTGTGATAGTTCCTCTTCTCTTTTCGTATTTCACAAGACATTCTCGAAAATTCACTCTTTCCTCTATCTCTTTCAAAATCTTCTCTAGTACGTTCATTTTTTACTCCCATCCATCCTGAATCATTTTAGGCTTGTATTCATGTTCCGTGTAACCATCACCATCACATAGGTCACATGTAGTTTCATAGTATTCCCAATCATCGCTGCACTCCCAATATTGTGCTTTATTTCTCTTTTTTGTTACTGTTCCAGCCCCTCCACATTTAGGACATCTATGGATTTTATTCCCTTGGACTATTTTTACCACTTCTTCAAGATTTGTTTTTGCGCCATATTCTCTCATTAAAGCAATAGCTTCCCTAACCTTCATCACTCCACCTCCTCATATTCCGGACACTCCACACAATACTCATACATGTCCTCATCTGCACACTGTATATTACAAATATCGTTGTCCGGACATTCTATGCAGCAATAATCGTGTCCGCATATACTTGTTAATTTACATCTTCCCATCATGATATTCCTCCCTCCAATCTAACCTCTGTCCGCACTCGTCGCAAAACCTCATATAACTTCTAAGTATTCCTTCGCATTTTGGACATTTCCCCACTCTGCATCCAATGGCTCCATTCACCCCGATGATAATCGGTTTCTTCGCCGTATCACGTTCTTTTAACTGCTGCACCTGCTCCGGATCCAAACCTGTATCTTCGTATTCCGCCAGTCGTTGTACAAGTTCCTCTTTCTTATTCGGAGACCAGTATCCCTCTTTTATTCCATTATTCCGCTTGTACGATATTCGGAGCCAAAACCATGCACCGTGGCGTAGCCAGCATCACCGTACACACAAGCATCACCGCACACACAAGCATCACCGCACACACAAGCATCACCGTACACACGAGCACTATCGTGCACACGAGCATTACCGTACACACAAGCATCACCGTACACACGAGCACTATCGTGCACACGAGCATTACCGTACACCCAAGCATTACCGTACACACGAGCATTATCGCACACACAAGCATCACCGCACACACAAGCATTACCGTACACACAAGCACTATCGTACACCCAAGCATTACCATCCTGACTTAGATTTTCTTCTTTTTCCACGAAACCGCCAAGCTCACCCGCTTTAACGTTTCCAAACTCGATTAATGCTTTAATACGAAATAATTTTGTCCCGAAAATATTAGTGATAAACTCACTTGTTAACTCAAATTTTTTCATTTGACTTTCCCTCTCTTCTGTTTTACAATTTAACTGTGTTTTTAAACTTGTGCCCGAAAAAGGTCTGCAAACCTTGGGCACTTTTTTAGAATCCCATTGTAGTTAAAAATGCAAGGCATCTTCCAACCGCCATTCCAAATCCAAATATCGTAGCCACAACTGCTATGATTGCATATATCTTGCAGCATAACTCGGCTTTGAGCTTGTCCCTCTTTTCCTGTCGTATCTTTTTCAACATTGTTTGATTTCTCTTCTCTAACATCTCATTACGCTCAAGCAATTCATGATAATATGTAATCGCCTCCTGAATCTTCTTCATCTGCTCCTCTGTTCTAATTTCTTCCATCTTTCCTTCTCCTTTTCTTCGCCCTGTTTTTATTGCGTTTGTAACGCTGGTATTCTTTGTATGTCACAGTTCTTTCTCACCTCCCTTCAAGCCTACGAATTGCCTCTTCTCTGCTAATCTCGATATATCTTGCCACTTCGGTTATTGTAGCTTCGTATCTGTGCTTCTTCGGTCCGGTTTTAATAACTCGACCAAATTCCCAAAAACCATTTTTCATATTGTAACGAACTTTATTTTTGTCGCACCCTACTATTTTTGCGATTGCCGGTGCTTGTATGATTTCGCTCACGCTTATCACCTCCCTACTCTAAGAAATACTCAATGCTTACTCCGAAGTAATGAACTGCTTTTCATTCCTTCTTACAATTTCATTAGTAACTTTCTTGTGAACTGATTCCGAAACTTCATCGAACTCAACTTTACCGCTCATTAATGCAACGCTTATCATCTCATTTAAACAAACTAACTCTTCATAAGTTAATTTCATGCTGTTACCTCCACACTTGTCTCTAAATATTTTCTTTGATATAATTTCCCTATCAAATGAAGAAAGGAAAAAATCATTATGAAACTAGATTCCACTATTACCATTTCTATTATTCTTGCTATCTGTGCGTTATTCGCTCCATCTATAACAGCCATAATTAACAACCGCCATCAATACAAAATCAGAAAGCTAGAATTACGTCACAATTTTATAACAAATCAGTCTAATGTTATTTACGCTAATAAGTACAATGTTTACAAATCGTTTCTTGAAGAAGCCAGCAAATACAGTATGTTCAATGATTACGCGAAAGAATTTACTTCCATACTTGCTTGTACTCAGGATGCATTGCTTTTATGTAATCCAGAAACAAAGAAATTGTTATTGGACTTTTCAGAAAGATTTAGCAACCATACAATATCTAATAGAGATGAGTACATTACTGAGCTTAACAAAATAGCAGATTCATTTAACAGCGAACTTTCGTCATTATCCTGCGAATAGAACAACTAATGCGAATAAAATGACAACCAATAGTGCCCAGACTGGATATATCTTGTCATCGGGTGCTATTTTTTTCATAATCCATACTGCCGAAACGGCTACTATCGACATTCCAAAAATTAATCCGGCTTTCAACATCTTCCCACCTCCTATCCTGCTTTCTTATCATTATTCTCTTTGTCCAAGCAATCCCTTGCTTTAAGAACTTCCGAATTGCTCTTCATAATTAAAAGACTTTCTTTATCCATTTGCTTCATATTAGATACTGTCTCCTCCACCATTTTTTTCAATTCCTCTGACATTTTTTTCACCTCTCTCTTTTTAATCGCTGTTGCTATCTAACCATATTTCTCCTATAATCAGATTACCGAGTAGCCAACAAAATAATTATGAAAGGATAAAATATCATGCAATTAAATTACAAAGATATCGAATTGAATTTTGCTCAAAGAAAACTTCTCAAGAAATTAAAAAAACATCCATTAGAAGAAAGTAATATTCCCGAAAAGGACCTTGCTTTCTTGAAAAAATTTAAATTAATCAAATGCTCAAACTCTGACGAGGCTTTTCATAGCGGAACTAAACGCATTTACACAATTACTGATGCAGGAGTACTATATACCCGTTTTACTCCAAAAGACCGCCTCCGAACTTGGTATCCTTATATTGCATCTACAATCGCAATCATAATTTCTGTTATTGCTTTATGCAGGTCTTGGTAAAAATGTCAGAATCAATGCAATTATAGAAAAAAACAGTGATATATACGGAAAAATCATAGTTCTCCGAAACTCTTTTTCGTGGTGAAGTTCTACTATGGTTTTAAAAAACCATTTAACTTCTTCAACACATTCTTTTATAATGCTCATTTTCTCACCTCTCTTCGTATCTATGTGAACATTATACGTCACTTAGATACTATTGTCAAGATATTTTTGTTATCTTTGTGACGTTTTTGTATTGACACAATATCTTTTAATATGTATAATCGGAATTAGAAAAGAGGTGAGTTAATGAACACTCGAATTAAAAAACTTAGAAAAACGCTTGATTTGACAATGGAAGACTTTGGAAAGAGAGTAGGGGTAACTCGCACTGCTATTTCCAATATTGAATCGGGTAACCGTAATGTAACGGAACAAATGTTTAAATTAGTATGTCGAGAATTTAATGTAAATGAAGAATGGCTTCGAACAGGCGATGGCGAAATGTTTGTTGCACTACCTATAGAAGATGAAGTAGCTGCATATGTTGAAGATTTGCTTGCGGACGATGGAGAAAACGAACTTTATAATATAATCAAAGCGATTATGCGTACATATAACGAATTATCTCCTAAATCGCAAGAGGTATTAAGAGATGCTAGTACAAAGTTAGTGAAAAATTTGCAAAAAGAAAAAGAAGACTAATGTCTCCTTTTTCTTGCTAAATATCTTTTAATAATGGTATACATTTGGTTTAAAAATCGAACATCTGATTCATCCAATTGCTCAACCATATTAATGATTATTTGTTTTAGTTTTTCGCAACTCATATGTACCCCTCCCGTGTCCGTTGTATTGAACGCACGTCGAAATTCCTTGTTTAAATAATACTACTCTTCGTAATTTATTTCAAGAAGTTTTTCGAACATTTGTTCTAAAAAGGTGTGTCTATTTATCCTTTTACTATATATACACATGACTAACGGAAATCTAACGCGGTTTTGGGGATTTGTCCCAGATGTGGGACACTTATTTATACGGAGATTCCAAAAGGTCTGAAATTCGTACTTTTAGACCTTTGGCGAGGAGTTCGAGAGTATCAGCACTGGGAGAAATTTCGTTGTTCATTATTCTTTGAATAGAGGATTTTGAAACCCCAGTCATGTTCGATACTTGACGAATTGTTAAGTTTTTACTTATCATTATTTTATCAAGTAGTATTTTCATAATGGCTTTATTTTAACTGCGAGAGCCACGGAAATCTACAGGTAAATATTGGTAACAATATAATTTCATTGCGATATGCAAAATCTGAAGGAAAGAGGAAAGAATATGAAAAAAGTAGTTGGTGTGCTATTGCTCAGTGCAGTATTAGTTGTATCTCTAACAGGTTGTGGAGGCTCATCAAAGCTCAAGCAGGGTAAACCATACAGTATAAAAAACAGTGATTCTAAATGTGATATAACGATATTGAACGCAGAGCGAACTTCTTTATTGAGTGAGTTTAACGGAGATACAGAAAATGACATTATATACATCAACTGTTCTATAAATTTGAAATCATCTGATGAAGACGCCTTTTTAACAGCTTATGATTTCGAAGGGAATGTTCGCGTTAAAGATGACAATGGAACCGTGTTGGACTATTTCGAATATGCTCTACCTGGCGAAGACAAAACTGTTATTGAGCTAGAAAAAGGGGAAAATGTTGAATGCTCGTTTCCCGTCGTAGTTCCATCGGAAGAGAAACGATTAACTGTTGATGTATTTGACGGAGAAGACTACAGTAATGAATTAACACTTGTAATAGAATAAAAAAGAAAAAACCGCCCCTGCGCAAACAGGAACGGTCAACATACACCCGAAGATGTACATCCATATTGCAAGTTATATTGTATCATCTTCGAGACAGTTTAACAATCAGAACATGCATTCTGTTTGTTAGCTGTTATTTTTATACCCAAAATTCAAAAGGAGATGATTTCATGCCAAGAAAAAGAAAGAAATATCCAAAATTACCAAACGGCTACGGGCAAATTCGCTATTTAGGCTCTAATCGGCGTAATCCCTACGGTGTTTATCCTCCGGCAACAGAAGAATACCCTAATGGCCAAATGAAGCCACAGAAAGCACTCTGCTACGTGCCTGACTGGCCAACAGGCTTTGCAGTCCTGACAGCCTATAGAGCTGGCACATACATGCTGGGAATGGAAAAGGATTTTGCAGAGATTAATAATTCGCAGAGTGCGGACAAGTTTATACAAAGTTTGCTTGCAAATTATAATATAATGGAAGGAATCAAAAGCAAGTCAAACGAAAACTTGAATTTTAAGGAAGTGTTTTATAAATTTTATAAAAGAAAGTTTGGGCACGAGTTTGATGAAAAAGTACAGAAACGCAGTAGTTTAGAATATGCGTTCCGTGCCGGTTTTAAAAACTGCCAATCATTGCATGACAGAATTTTTACTAATATCGTATCTGACGATCTGCAAGAAGTGATGGATAATTGCACGCTTAAACACGCCAGCATCGAACATATACAAAGAGTTTTTCGCAACTTGTACAAATATGCCATTGCAAACGATATTGTAAAAAAAGATTACTCAGCATTTATCGAAATAATCCAAGAGGATGATGACGAGCACGGGATACCGTTTTCAAAAACAGACATAAAAAAATTATGGGATGCAAAAGAAAATGAAATTGCAGAGATGTTGATAATTATGTGTTATTCAGGTTTCAGAATAACAGAGTACAAAACACTGGAAGTAAATTTGAAAGAAAAATATTTCTTAGGTGGAATAAAGACTGATGCCGGAAAGGACCGTATAGTCCCAATTCACTCTGCCATTCTTCCGCTGGTTGTCCGAAGAATGAAAAAGAATAAAAAATTACTCCTAACATCCGATGTGCAGTTCAGGAAAAATATGTACGCTCTTTTAAGTGAACTCGGTATAGCGAAGCATACACCTCACGACTGCCGGCACACCTTTTCAAAATTATGCGAAGATTTTGAGGTGAAAGAAAATGATAGAAAGAGAATGCTCGGGCACGCATTTAAGGATGTGACAAATAAAATTTATGGACACAGAGACATTGAAGATTTACGAACTGAGATTGAAAAAATAGTATCTCCTGATTTGTTGTAAATGTGTTGTAAACCGTTTTATTTTATCCAATTACTAATTGTTATATTTTTCGATATTTCAACACTTAAAAACCCCCGTGGTTGACAGGTTTTCTATGAATTTGCGTCAACCACAAGGATTTTCGATAAACCTATTAATTTTAAATCTATGTAAAATAATTTTACAAAAACAGGTTGGAAAATCAAACGATTTTCCAACCTATCAAACATTTTACCATATATGCATTACATGCTGCATTCCAAGACTTACGATTGTAATTCCAAGCCAACATGACATTCCAAGAAGAATCGGGCGTCCTCCGCTTTTTATTAACTTTACAATGTCTGTGTTGAATCCAATTGCCGCCATCGCCATAATAATAAAGAATTTAGACAAATCTTTAAGCGGCACAAATACTTCTGCCGGTACTCCCACTGCTGTAGCGATTGTCGTAATCACACTCGCTCCGATAAAGAATAAAATAAAGAACGGAAATACCTGTTTCAGGGACACTTTATCTCCTTCTTTCTCCTCTGCTTTTCTCGCCCTTATAAATGCAAGTACAAGTGTAATCGGAATAATTGCTAAAGTTCTCGTCAGCTTTACAGTCACTGCCTTATCAAGTGTCTGGCTTCCCAAATTATAAAGGCTGTCCCATGTAGATGCTGCTGCTGTAACAGAAGATGTATCATTTACCGCCGTTCCCGCAAATACACCGAACGCTTCTCCGGATGTGGTAGAAAAACCAAGTGCACCTCCAAGTGCTGGGAAAATTAATGCCGCCAAGATATTAAAGAGAAAGATAACGGAAATCGCCTGCGCCACTTCTTCTTCATCTGCATCAATGACAGGTGCCGTGGCTGCAATCGCAGAACCTCCACAGATGGAAGAGCCAACTCCAACCAATGTTGAAATCTTCGCTGGTATGCGAAGTACACGGTGAAGTACATATGCAATCACCAATGATACCGTAATCGTACAGATAATAATCGGCAAAGACTGTTTTCCGGTCTCCATCACAACTTTTAGATTCATTCCAAATCCTAACAGCACAACTGCATACTGCAAAATCTTTTTCGATGTATACTTAACTCCTGGTGCAAAGGATTCTTTCTTTTTTACAAGCGGAGCAAAAGTCATCCCTCCAAGAATCGCAAATACAGGACCTCCTATAATCGGAAATTGTTTTCCAAGCAGACTTGCTGGTACTGCCAATAACAGGCACAATAAAAGTCCTTTCCAGTTTTGTCTAATTAAATTCAT